GGGTAAGCCACCTCGCCGATCAGCTCCACCTTGACGGTGCTACGCCCAGGGAACACCGAGCTGATCTTGGGCTCACCGGCATAGGCCCATTCAATGTTGGGCGGTGCCTGCATCCTGCCGGTCAGGCCGCTGCTCATCCCAGCGAACAGGGCAGCAGGCAGGGTGAAGCGATAGAAGCTACCGCCGCGGTCTTCGTAGTGAGCGACGATCTGCTCAACCTCAGCGTCGGTGATGTTCTCGAAGTCCAGGCTGAGACCGTGACCGGAGCGGGTGTTGCTGAAGCTGCGCTTCCAGATAGTGCCGCCCAAGGTCTTGTAGCTCCTGACAGGTAGCTGGCCGGGGCTATAGCTGCGCCCGCTGGGAACAATGGAGGGGAAGATGCTCATGATTAGATCCCGAGCTGACGGCGGGTGTTAGGTGACTGGCGCAGGCGATCCATTGTTTGTCTGGTGCCCATGGCAGCACCCTGCCGCGCTGCCTTGTTCATCGCTGCGTCGAGGTCATCTACCTTCACCCAGCGATCATCGGCAATCTGCGTTGCGGTTACATTCAGCGTCATTGAAGGTGCCCCGCCACCGCCACCATCACCACCATTGAGGGCCTTGCGTGCAGCGCTGCCTCGGTGATCGGTCACCGTTTCGCCGGGATGGAGCAGGGCTGGGAATCCGCCTTTGCCGTCAAGACCACCAGCTCGCGGTGCGTTGCCGGTGTAGCCGCCGCCTTCAAAGATTCCACCGGGGAACAGATTGCCGGTGCTCAGAGGGTTAAACCCTGCACCAAATGCACCGCCACCAAACGAACCACCGGCCACGCCAAACACAGAGCCGAGAATCCCTAAGGGGCTGAACCCACCCGCGCCACCAGCCGCCCCAGTCATCGCTGCGCTTTGAAGAGTGACAGTCAACTGCATCAATGCAGCTGTGTTGGCCTGAGTTGCTATCTGCTGAGGGCTAAACATATTGGTAAGGCTCTTCGTCAGCATGTCCTCCAACGGCCGCATTGCAATGTCAAGCAAGCGGTCGCCAATGTTAGACAGCATCCCGGCCAACGCCTGCTTCACGTCGCCGCCAGTAATTGCCGCCTTAATTGCGTCCTTAAGGCCGCCGGTGATGCTGCTGCTAATGCTTCGCGCATCGCTTTGGGCCTGATCTGACGCCTCTACCTGCTTTGTCAGCTGTGCGTTGGTATTAACAAGCGCCGATGCCTCGCCCTGTGGAACGCCTTGCTTTATCAGGTCATTGATCTTCTTTTGGATCTCATACTCCTCCAGCTTCCCTGCAAGCTTCGCCTCCATTAATGCGTTCTCTTCCTGAAGCCCGCTAATTGCGGCAGTCTTCAGTTCATTGAGCTGATTGCTCAGCTCCAAATCCTGTGCGAGCAGTTCGTTCTTCTTGGCTTGCTCAAGGGTTGCCTTGATTGCCGCATCGCCGCCAATCTTCTCTAGCTCGGCAAGTCGCTCCGCGTAGGCAGTCTCAATTTCACGCTTTGCTTCTGCTGTTTGCAACCGCTCGCGCTCTATCGGATTCAGCTGCTCCGCCAACGCAACCTGCGCTTGACTATTGGCCAATAGCTCAGCAGATGTGCCGCGCATCTTCTCCAGTGTTTCCGCGCGCTGCTGCTCCTGCTCCATTAGCCCCTGCGCTAACTCATACTGGCCCCCCTCGCCAGCACCAGAAATGCCCATCAGGCTGGCCAGGGCAGGGTTCATCTTGACCTTGCCGCCAGGAGTGGGCACATGCAGGTGGTCCTTGTGCCCCTTGGGATCGCGTTCAGGACCAAACAACTGATCCCCAAAAGCTCCAGTTGCCCGAAGCTTCCGCTCCATTTCAATAGTCTTCTGGACGTAGTTATGGTCAAACTGACTACCCGTGAACCCCATATCCATGGCGTTCAGCATGTGGTTGGGCGTCCTGTGGCCAGCGTTGGTGAAATCACCACTGGTGCGCCCCATGCCTTGGCTAATTAGCCACTTGCGCAACACTTCCTTGTCGATGTATTCCGGCAGCTTGGGGCCTGCAAGCCGCGTTGCTGCACTGCTGCTACGACTGCCGCCAGCAGTCGTGCCACCGCCAAGCAGTGGAGGCACCGCAGACTGACCCGCGCTCACGCTTGGCGCCGGCGCGATGCCGCCACTCACCGCAGTCCTGCCAGCACGGTTCGACTGCATCAAGCTCTTCTGAATCCTGTCTCTGTAGGCATTCACCTCAGAATCAAACGGGTTAAGCGCGCGAATCCCGTAACGACTTCTTGTTCTCTTCTCTGCATCGCTACGGGATCGCCACTCGTCCTGCATCACGGTCGCATCGTTAATGCGATTGATGATCGCAGTAACACTGTCCAGCATCCACTTGAACACAGGCTCAAAGAACGTGCCGATGTTCCTGGCCAGCGACTCAAATGCATCCTGCAACGTGCTCAACTTGCCCGCCAGCGTGTCTGACTGAGCGATGGCGCCATTGGCATACTTGCCGCCTGCATCTGCAGGTTGATGCCGCGCTCTTGCAGCTGCAGCAGCTCCTCCCCCTGCAGCCTGCCCTTCGCTTGGATCTGCCCGTAGGCCGTTGCAATCCCGCCAAGGTCTGCGCCTGTGGCACCTGCCACATCACCCAAGCGCTTGGTGGTATCAACCAGCTTCTCGGTATCAACGCCAAACGCTTTCAGCCGCTTTGCCGTCTCAATCAGCTCCGTACTGGTGAACGGCGTGATGTTGGCAAACTGCTGCAGCTCGCCAATGATCTGCTTTGCCTTGTCCAGGCTGCCTGTCAGAACTTCAATGCTCTTGGTCTGCGTTTGCAGCTCTGCAGTCTTTGCAAAGACAAACTTCGTCGCTTGGATCGCCGTGTAGGCAAGAGCAAGGCGGCCCAGCACCGCGCCCATCCGGCTGAAACTGCCCTGCGCTTTCTCGGCCTTGTCCGCAGTCTTGTCAATTTCACGACCAGCACTCTTGGCGCTGTCTTCAACCCCTTGGAAGGGGTCGGCGCCTTTCAGCTTGCTGGCAGCACGGTCGAAGCTATTGAGCTTCGCCATCGCGGCGTCAAGCTCCCTGGTCTTAGCGCTGAAGGCGAGGTCAACCGAGTACGAGGTTGCCAAGATCCCTGCGCAGCGCTATAGGCAGTCTACCGACGACGCCTAGCCTTCTCCATTGCTTTCTGATTCTCCTCCTGCTGCAGCGTCAGGAATGCGTGCCAGAGCCACAATTCTTCTGGTGTCATCGCCTCACGGAGCTGCACAAGCGTCATGTGCAGCTCCTTTGCGATCACCAGCTCAGCTATCAGTTGATTGTCCTTTCGCAGCGCTCCGACGAGCGCTTTTCATGTCAAGCGCCTCGTCCTCCGCTGCTTCGGGCTCGACTAGCAGTTGAAGCATCAGGCTTTCAACCACGCTGGCAGGCAGTGCATTGCGCAGCTCTGCAATGTCGCCAGCATCAAATAGCTTCTGGCCATTCTCATCCTCAGCCAGCATCACCAGCAGCTGCAGTGCAAAATCGGTGGCGCTATCGTTGCCTGCCAGCTTCTGTGCCCGTGCCCGTTGCGCCAGCGTGACAGGCCGAGACAGAAACTCGAACACATCCCCGTTGGGAAGCGTCACGGTGCGCGGCGCTGGCTTCATTGCCACGGCCTTCTTCAGACGCTCTAACGCGTTGCTCATTTGCAATTTTGTGACTTCCCCCTAAGCATAAGCAGGCGCAGGGGAAGTGTTGACCCTCCCCCACACTCGCCCTGGCTGAGCAGAGTCACCATGCCGCCGCGCTAAGCCTAGCCAGTAGTATTGGGGTGAGGCAGCGCGTCCAACCGCCTACCTCGTGACCAACTCACTAGAGATGAGCCGATGACTGCGATCGTAGACGCAAAGCCTTTCGTTGCGGAACGCCGTGTTTTCAGCGACATCAAAAAACGCTGCAACAACCCAAATTGCCGAGACTTCCCCAACTATGGCGGTCGCGGCATCCGCTGCCTATTCACTTCTTTTGACGAATTTCTAGCCGACGTTGGCGCTAGGCCCGGGCAGGGCTACAGCATCAACCGCATTGACAATGCTCGGCATTACGAGCCGGGCAATCTCCGCTGGGACGACAAGATCGCTCAAAACCGCAATCGCCGCAACAACCATGTCCTGACCTACAACGGCGAATCGCTTTGCATTGCCGAATGGGCCGAGCGAATGGACATGCCGCATAGGCGATTGCAGGCACGCATCGCCATGGGCTGGGATGTCGAGAGAGCGCTATTGACACCGCCGCCTTCATTCTGGCAGCAACAAAAAACCCCTACCCGAAGGCAGGGGCTCGATGGTCCGATCAATCAGACGAACAGCTTGGTCGGCTGACCGGACAGGCTGAAGTTCAGCTCGGCGGTGGTCACTTCCTCGGGGCTGACGCTGATCGAGAAGCCCATGATGCTGATCGGAGCCTCGATGTAGAGGCTGTTGGTCAGGTCGGGCTGGCCGCCAGTACCCGCCACGGTGTTGACGTAGAGGCGAACCTCGGCGCCACCCTGGTTCTTCCGCATGCTGTTAGCCAGCAGGCGGTTGGCCAGGGATGTCTGGTCGCTGGTGAATTGCACCTCCATCGTGCCGCTGCCGCTGGCATAGCCGGCCTGCATGGTGCGGAACGAAGCCATGGTGCTACTGCCCCCACCGACGCCACAGGGGAGGGACGTGGTGTCAATCTCTTCCCTGCTCAAATCGAGAGAGAATGACTTGACTTGACAGACTGCGGCGAACTCGGCGAAGTCAATCTTGATGTGATTGGCTGCGCCGGCAGTATCAGCACCGGTGTTGCCCCCGTCACCGTTGAGGGTGACAGCAGCGCCGCCAGCTGTAGCTGACACGCTGATCGTCGTGGCAGTGCGGGCGACGACGTAGTAAGTGGTCGAGGCAGTCAGCCCCGAATCCAGATTGCCGGTCCCTTCTTCGGTGAACTTGACTGGATCACCGACCTTGTAGTCGTTGTCGGCAGGGACAGTAATGCTGGTGCCAGCAGAGAAGTCGCTGAAGTCCTTGAGGCAGAACTGGGTGGCTGCAGGCTGGAACCAGATGGAGCCATCGGCCCCA